CTTGCTCTTTGTTGTCGATTTCGTCGCCCGAATAATTCACAAAGCGGGCCTCGACGTTGACGCCTTTGCCCATCACCTCTATGCCCGAGGTAAAATATTTTTGACCCTTTGTCCGGTAGTCGTAGGGGCCGACCGCGCGGCGCACGACACTACCAACAGTTTGGCGGCTGACGTAGAAACTCATTTTTTACCTTTCCGGGGACTTTCCCTCTCTTACGTAAACAACTTTACACTATGCCGGTGCGAGACGCAACAACCGGCACAAAGAATTACCAACCGGCGAAAGGCCGGCCACGCTCGAAACGAGGTGCATCATGGTAATGCGAGGCAGCAAGCCAAGCGATAGACCAACGGTAACGCGACACAAACCAACAATTGATTGGGTCGATGTCGCCAACATTCCGTATAACGGCCCCCGGCCAGAATTACCCGAAACGCGCGAGGTCATAAACAAGGCCGGCGACCTTACGGTCTTCCCGATGCCAGACCAAACCGTCGAATGGTGGCAAACAGTTTCGACGATGCCTCATTGCGTTTTGTGGTCGCCATCCGATTGGGCTTTTACCCTTGACACCGCTCTAGTTCACGCGCAAGCGGTAACCGGTGTCATTTCGGCCATGGCAGAGCTAAGGCAGCGCGAAAAGATTATTGGCACGACCGTCGACGCGCGCAGAGATTTGCGTATACGTTACATCGATGTCGAAGACGAGCCGGTAGAGTTGGCAATCGTAAACGACATTGACGAGAGACGTAAACGATTGTTAGATGCGTGAGCTTATTCGAGCACCCGAGCACGACCGTACCCGCTCTTTGGGTTGGTTGGCCGTTTGGTGGATAGAAAATTTTTGCATACATGGCCCCGGCGATGTGCAAGGTCAACCGGTAACGCTTGACGACGAATTTACCGCTTTCGTTGTTGACGTTTATGCCCTCGACGATGAGGGCCGCCGACTTTACGACAGCGCTTTTATTTCCCGCGCTAAAGGTCGCGCCAAATCAGAGCTCGCCGGCTTTATTGTTTTGTTCGAGGCCATTGGCCCGGCACGTTTCGACCATTGGGCCGAGGGTGGCGAAAAGTACGAGCGCAACGGTTTGCTATACACGTATAGCAAAGGCGAGCCGGTCGGTGTTGAAGTAACCGCGCCTTTTATTCGATGCTTGGCAACGGAAGAGGGCCAAGCCGGTAACACTTACGACAACGTACATTTCAATTTGACGGAGGGCCCGCTCTCTCAAGGTTTGCCTCGCGACGCAGCGGGATTGACAAGAATATTTTTACCCGGCGGCGGCGAAATCCTACCGTCGACCGCGAGCAATAGCTCGAAAGATGGCGGTAAAGAGTCAATGGTCGTTTTCGACGAGACTCACTTATACAATCGGCCCGAGCTCAAGCGTATGTACCAGACCGTACGGCGTAATCTGGCCAAGCGTAAGATTGCCGAGCCTTGGTCGCTCGAAACGTCGACGATGTATATGCCGGGCGAGAAATCGGTCGCGGAAGAGACTCACGAGCTGGCCAAAATGATTAGCGAGAAAAAGACTCGCAAGTCAAGATTGCTTTTCGACCATCGAGAGGCCGACGCCGATATTGATTTAGCCGATGAGGCGCAAGTCAAGGCCGGGCTCGTCGAGGCTTACGGGCCTTTTTCCGAGATGATGGATTTAGAGCGCATTATTGCGGAAATCTACGACCCGAGAAACGACCCGCAAGACTCACGCCGCTACTATTTCAACCAACCGACTAGCTCGCGCGATGCTTGGCTCACCGCCCAAGATTGGACAGCTTGCTACGACCCTAAAGAGGTCAAGCCGACCGATGAGATTACTCTCGGTTTTGATGGCTCTCGGAAACGTACCCGCGGCGTAACAGATGCAACCGCTCTAGTTGGTTGCCGCGTTTCCGATGGCCACATTTTTGAGATAAAGGTATGGGAACAACCTAACGGGCCGGATGGCGACGATTGGGAAGTGCCCATTGACGATGTCGACGCAACGGTGCGCGCAGCGTTTCAGAAATACAAGGTTGTTGGTATGTTTGCCGACCCGGCTAAATGGGAGAGCTACATTGCCAAATGGGAGTCGGATTACGGGAAGACGCTAAAGGCGCGCTCGACGCAATCTCACCCTATAGAGTTTTGGATGACCGGTAACCGCTCGTATCTTGTGGTAAGAGCTATCGAGCAATTTGCCTCGGCTGTCGAGGCTAAAGAGTTGACCCATGACGGTGGCCCCGCGCTTTCCCGCCATGTTTTGAATGCTCGAAGACGAGCCGGTCGCTCGGGGATTACAATTGCTAAAGTTCATCCCGAATCAAGAGATAAAATCGATGCCGCGGTTAGCGCGGTTTTAGCCTACCAAGCGAGACTCGTTGCGTTATCCAAAGGTGAGGCTACACGCGCTACATTCGTACCGATACGTATACGTTAGGAATTTGCTAAATGGCCACTCAATTGGACAAGAGCCAACAAATGCTTTTGAAACAGCTTGCTCGCAAGCAATCTCAATTCAATTTGCTCGAGCGTTACTACGACGGCGATGCCCCGTTGCCCGAGGGTGCCGAGGGGCAATCTCGCTCTTACCGTCGCTTTCAACGTAAGGCTCGACTCAATCTCGCACAATTGAGCGTTGCCGCTGTGCGCGAGCGCATGGTCATCGGCGGTTTCCGCACCGGCGCAGATGATGACGATAACGGCGACCGCGAGGCCCGCCGCTTGTGGAAAGCAAACCATCTCGACTACTTGAGCGCTGACTTGCACTCAACATTTTTGCGTTTCGGTACCGCTTACGCTTTGGTCGGTTACCCCGATGGCTCAGAGTACCCGGTCGTCACCGTTGAAGACCCGCGGCAAATGTTGGCCCGCACCTCACCGACCGACCCGCACAAGATTTTAGAGGCCGTAAAGGTTTTCTCTGAATACGGTTTGCACTATGCTTATTTTTATTACGCCGACCGCATCGAGGTCTTTGTCAAAGACAACAAGACCAACATTTACGATGTCGACGATTGGCAGCTACGCGACGATATGTCGGCCACCAATCCTCTAGGCGAGTGCCCAATCGTCAAATTTACCAATGCCGACGAAAAGGGCGAATACGAGCCCTACATCGACATTATCGACCGCATAAATCACATGATTTTACAGCGGCTCGTGATTGCAACAACGCAAGCATTTAGGCAGCGCGTCTTGAAGGGCGATTTTCCAACTCACGACGCCGACGGCAACGAAGTCGACTATAACGGCATCTTTGAAAGCTCGGCCGGCTCTTTGTGGATGATACCCGAGGGGGCCGACGTTACCGAGCTCGGGCAAGCCGACATAAATGGCATCTTGCAGGCCGTACGCGCCGATATACAAGACTTTGCGGCCGTTACCCGTACGCCGATGCACTACCTCACCCCCGAGGGCGCTAACGGCTCGGCAGAGGGCGCAGCGCTGGCACGCGAGGGTCTTGTCTTCAAGACCGAAGACCGGATTGCTCGCGCAACGCCGGGTTGGTCTAAAGTCATGTCGCTTATGTTCAAATGGATGGGCGACGAAGAGCGCGCAAGCTTGCTCGACCTCGAGCCCCTTTGGAAACCCGCCGAGCGTTACTCTCTTGCAGAGCGCGCCGACGCTAACTCTAAATTCCAAGACATCCCATTTGGGTCTCGTATGGCTCTTGTTGGTCAATTCTCGCCCGCGGAAATCGAAGAGATGGAAAGCGAGCGCCGAGGTGAGCAAATTCTTGCGGATGCGCTAGGCGGTCTTGCCGGTGGCCGAGCCTAACTTTGATTTACTACAAGACCTCAACGGCGCTTATGAAAAGGTCTCTAATCGGCTCATAGTGCAAGCGGGCGTACAAGCCAAAGCTGACTTTTTGTCATTGCCCGATTGGCGCGACGATAACAAGGCAGAATTTTACGACGCCATTCGCCGAGACCTTTTGCCGGTCAAACAACAAGCCGCGCAATTTTCTTGGGGATACCACGCGCAGCGCGCCCGGCTGGCCGGGCAAGAATTCCGTATGCCTCGCTTCAATCCCGAGGATTTTGAAACCTCGGTTTTGCGTAACGGTGCCGCTTTCGAAGAGGTCTATCAAAGGCCATTTGCTGAAATGCGTACCGCTTTGGCGCAAGGCCGCTCTTTCGATGACGCTTTAGAGCTGGGTGGCCGTAGAGCCTCAACCTTAGCCCAAACCGAGGTGCAACTCTCGAGACGGCAAGCATCGCTTTTCGCGCGAAACCGCAACGATAACATTGTCGGCTATTTGCGCGTCTTATCAGGGTCAGAGAATTGCGCGCTTTGTTTTGTCGCGTCTACCCAACGGTACACTCGAGGCGAATTGCTACCAATTCACCCCGGTTGCGATTGTGGCGAGATGCCGATTTACGGCAACAGCGACCCCGGTCAAGTCATCGACGAGTACAATCTCGAAAAGGCTCACCAACAAGTCGAGGCCCGTTTTGGCATTTCCGACCGAGGCGCGCGAGAGATTGATTACCGCCAAATCATCGTTTCAGAGCATGGCGAGATGGGCCCGTTGCTTTCGGTGCGCGGCCAAAAGTTCACCGGCCCCAATGCTTTGAATTTGGTCGGTAGCAAGGTGCGCAAACTCGACCCGCCACCCGTACCGCTTTATGATGCAACCGACCCGTATTTTGATGGCGGTCTAACTCGACAATTCGGCCAAGAGGCTGTAGACGCAGCCGACCCGGTTTTGATTAGAGCCGCAGCCAATGAGCCGCCAATTACCAATCGCATTGTCGACTTGGCAGAAAACAACGGCGCAGAGATGGCCGGCCTTGACTTTAGGCTCAAGGGCCGCGAGTCGCTCGCCCGTAAAATTGCGGATGACGCAAGCGCAATGAATATTACCGTTGAAGAGGCGGCCGATAAAATCGGTGACTCTCTTAGATACACGATGGTCGTCGACCCGCAAGACTATGCGGCAACGGTGCAAAATGTTCTCGAAGATTTCGACGCGCAAGGGTTTGACGTTTTCAAAAACAAAAACTATTGGCAAGAGGGCAACGCTTACAAGGGTATAAATACCAATGTGCGCACACCCGACGGGCAAGTCTTTGAGCTTCAATTTCACACCCCGCAATCTTTGGCCACCAAAGACCCGTCGCATGAGATTTATGAGCGGTCTAGAGTGACAGCTAACGCGCGAGAAAAGATTGCTCTCGAGGCTGAGAGCCGCAACCTTTGGCAAAGCGTTGACACACCCGCTAATATTGAAGGTGTAGGTAATGCTACGTTCAACTAAGGTTATATAAATGCGTGTACTTTATTTCGTTTACGATACCGGCTCGGGGCCATCTATACCCCTAGCACCCGGTACGGGCCTTTTCGCTAGAGTGCGAGAGCCCGGCAAACCCGACCGAGATTTGAAATGGGTTGGCGACGAATGGGTCGAAGACGAGTACCTTGGCTACCTATGTATAACCGGGTCGCCCGGTCTTGACAACGTCGACGAGTCGCAGCTACCCGAATTCGTTGACCGCATTTCGTAATACGAAACTATAGATTTCCGGGCCAATCCCGGATGAGCTCGAGACGAGCTTTACCCTACCGAGATGGAAGGTAACCCCCTAATGTCGCAAGAAAATGAAACGGCCGTTGAAACGGCAACGGAAATCGAAAACGATACCGTAGACGCCCCCGAGACGGGTGAAGAAACATCATCGTTTGACGAATACCCCGATGACCATCCGCTAGTAAAAACTTTGGCAAAGCAAAAGGCCGAATTGCGTGAGCTACGCAAGACCTACTCTCAAGCCTCAAAAGAGCTTGACGAGTATCGGAAATCACAGCTCACAGAGCAAGAGCGCCTTATTGAAGAGACCAAAGAGCAAACAACTCGGGCGGTACGTTTTGAATATGCCGAGAAATTGGTAGATGCAGAATTGAAGAGCTCACTCAAAGGGCGCTCGCTTGACGCGGGCTCACTTTTCGAGTTCGACAAGACCGCGTTTATCGATGAGACCGGCGACATAGACAGCGAGGCAATTGCGACTTGGGTGGAGGCTCATAGCATTGCCGCCGATATGCCTAAGCCCGATTTGGGTCAAGGGCAGCGCGGCAACAAGCAAGGGCTCGCGCAAATTCGTTCACGCGACGAGCTCGACAAAATGACCCCCGGGGAAATTCTGGAGGCCCGTAAAGACGGCCGCCTAGATGCTCTCATGGGCAAAATGTAACAAGAAAGGAATAGCTAAAAATGGCTATCGATAACTTTATCCCAGAGGTTTGGGCGGCCGGGGTTACTCAGTCGTTTATCGCCAATCAGGTGGTAATCCCTACCCTCAACAACGCCTTTACCGGTGACGTGGTCGCTGGTAACAAGGTTCACATTATCAACGCAACGACCCCGACCATTGTCGACTACGCGGGCGCTGGCCGTACCATTTCGGCCGCCGACCTCGCCGACACCGAGGTGACGCTTGACATCAACCAGGAAAAGGCTTTCTCGGTAAACGTCGATGACGTTGACCGCGTTCAGGCTTCTTCCGAGTTCGGCCCTTGGGTTGACTCTGCTGGCCGCGCGCTTGCCGAGGATGCTGAAAAGTACTTGCTCAACACCGTAATGCTCGTTGGTGCAAGCAACTCTAACCCGACCGACATCGTGGTCAACTCTGCCGAGACCGCTCTTACCGCTGTCCGTACCATGCGTACCGACATGGGTAAGGCTAAGGTTCCCTCGGCCGGCCGCTACTTGGTCGTTAGCCCCGACTTTGCCGATTTTCTCATTCAGGGCCTCGACGACGTTTCTGTCGCGGGTCAGGATAGCGAATTGCGCAACGGTGTTATTGGTCGTCTCTACGGCTTCACCGTTCTCGAGTCACCGCTCATCGACTACTCTGGCAACGTCAACGGTGCCTTTGCCTACCACGAGTCAATGGTGGCATTCGTCAACCAGGTGCAGAGCCTCGAGTCTTTGCGTAACCCCACCAAGTTCGCTGACATCGTTCGCGGTCTCAACGTCTACGGTGGCAAGGTGCTCAAGAGCGACGCGGTTTACCGCTACTTTACTGGCTAATATTAGC